TATCGAATTGGTATTTATTGTTAAGCGACTTGTAGATCGAGGAATACTGTACGTGACACCCGAATCTACCCATGAATTCCGCAATGGAAAACATAGTAATGACCGCTGCCAAGCATATGGAAAACTTTGAAAGTGCATTTGTGCACACCGCGACCGCTGCCAAGCAAATGACCGCCGACCGGCTTGCAAAGGTATATAAATATGCGACCGCTGCCAAGCCTAATATGGAAAAATTACCATGCCAGTATTTTGCTGGCATGAGACGTAATAACCGGAAACTAAAACACGACCGCTACGACTTATCCCTGACTATTCTTTTAGGCCTGATGACGACCATTGCTTCTCCATATCTTTTGGTATGTATTATCCCTGCATTTATTGCATGGATCTTTATTACCATAAGGAAGGCTCCACAGAATTTGACCCCAAGAAGAATTACTGAAGGCTTTGAACAACAATCTGACTTTTCGATTTCGAATAATGAAGTTCTTGGCTTTCTTAAGACTATTTTGGGAGCATTTGCTTTGCCTATAACGTTTTTGGTTGCATTGACTACATCTCTGATTGGACTTATAACTAGTGCTATTATTTATAAGCGCACTAAGAAACCAGGTGCTTTGCACAAAACCAATCTCATCAATGCACTCATTAACTTTATAGCTACTATATCTATGGGGCTTGTAACTTGGGGAAAAATTGACGACGAAACAACGGAACAAATCACCGCTATGGCACCAGTAATTGCACAAGCCATAGTTGAACCATCAGTTAAGGATTCTCCAAAACAACGCTATTTGGAAATGACAAAGGGAATTCGGTGTCCCATCAAATTGAATCGAATTTATCGTGACAATTTTGATGAAACCGACTTCCATTTGCCACATGCCTCTCTGCCTAGCGTTTATCCTGATTCATTACGCAGAAACGCTATCGGATTCACCTTCCCAGACGAATTTTTGTCCCGATGGTGGCAAGCTCCAATGGAAGCTATTGCCGTCAGGAGAAAAATGTATTCTATGTGCTCCCCTCATGGGACACATAGTGATCGTGATTCCGATGGAGTTTTTCAGGATTGGACTGATGAAAATGAACATGTAACTGCCAGGATTGTGAAAAACGACAGCGACACTAATTGGAGCGATTTGGTAAGAAGGATCAAACGTAATGAAAGTACGGATTCAGAAGAAGGAAGACCAAATTTACCTCCAAGAGAGGTATTGTTACGAGATGCCACTTCACCAAGCGAATATACTACTGCATCAGAGGAAGTATATTGGGATGCGCCACAAAGACCTTGTTGGAAATCTCCCAATAGAAAGCATGAAAATACTCCCTTCCTACGATATGCTGCTCGACAAAGAAGAGATCTAAATGCCTTCTTTCAACAAGGCATGTTTGACGACATGACGAGTGATACTGTAGTTGCTTTTGTTAAGAAAATCATAACAAAAGTAGCTTGTGTGTTTATGGCCTTCGCCGACTCTGCCATTTCGAAACGTCCCGTTTCAATGAAAGGAATAATGGATTATTGGAAAACTGCCGCTACTCTTGATGAGGCTTGTACTGATGTGAAAGACGCTTTGGCTACTTTAGTAGGAAAGAACACGGAAGAGGACAATATGCTGGATCAAGTTCGCACTTTTTCTGACAAATTCAACCGTTTTATGGATTTGCCCAACCATGTGATTGCACGCAATCTTCGTTATCTTTCAGATATCGAGAAAGTGTGCAGGAGCTATGAAGAATGGCAGCGTGTTTTGCCAAGAGAATTCCAAACGAAATTCTTGGCTCTACATACTCTATTCACGGCAGCATCCAAGAAAAGGGTTGATTTTGTTACAGCGGAAATGCCCACTTTGAGTAGACAAGAACCTTTTGTAGTATTGCTGCGAGGAGAGACTGGAATAGGAAAGACCCAATTGGCTAGAGAAATCGCCGCACGTGTCTGCACCGATATACTTCGTGTATATCCTGCTGATGGGTGCGTCGATATAACACCAAGTGATAAATACTGGCCACCACTTAATGGGATGAAAGATGTTTATCTCTTCGATGAAGTAGTTTCATGCACCGATATACAAAAGGATCTTCTCTTTGGAAATTTGAGAGGAATATGTTCCCCTGCATATTTTAATTGTGCAGGAGCAGATATTCCCCACAAGCTCAATCCATTTACTGGGAAAGTCTTGATTGCCACGACGAACACCAAATTTGAAGATATCGCCGCTCGTGTATGTGCAAATGCTGACGCTGAAGCGTGGGCTGCATATTGCAGGAGAATGATAATATTGGAATGTAGAAGACCGGCAAATTTGATGTTCGACGCTAACCATCCCGAAAATTCTGACTGGGATAGGACCAACTTTACTCATATCAATTCTAATCTCTTTGAGTATAGAGATGGTAGGTTACAGGAGGTTCTTTCTAATCTCAGACTTCCCCAGGTAATGGATTTGATTAGGGAACGGGAAGCCGCAGCTGCTAATAAACATATTGCAGCCTTACAGAGAATGACTTTGGTACAGGAAGATTCGAAATCACACTATAGTTTTGTTCTCCATGGTAAAGCGGGTCAAGGAAAAACTTATGTGCTTTCCCATTTGAAGAATGAACTAGCTTGTTCTCTCAATCTCGATTATTACGAGATTAACTCAGCAGAAGAACTACATAGTTTCCCAGTTCAAAAGAACAGGATAATTTGTGTTATTGATGATGTGGTGCGAAATTCGATTAATGAGAGGGTTGAAAGCGATTTGATGGACCTATACAACTATCGTTTAGTCGCTGGATCCATTTTAATCAATACTACCAATGTAACACCCAGAAGCACGCTCCCAAAATGGGGAGGATTTTCTCTATCAAATAATAGAGAAGTCCCCTTCGTTAATGAAGGAGTTGCTCGCCGGATGGGCTACACTGGTATTATTGGTGGAAGCTATTTACCCTCCTTTAACGACGAATGCTATGTTGTGAACCAGAACTATTTTGTTATAAAAGAGAATGGATATATTTCAGTCAAGAAAGTTCTATGGGTTCTTGTTTCACTTCCCTTTGCATGGTTTAGCATATGGTTGTCTCTCCTTATTGCCAGCTCAGTGTTGGGATACTTGTGGTGGAAAATCGCCACAGATGTTATGATTGGAATGCCGGCTACTGACCTGCCGCGGTATCTTTATAAAAGGTATCGGGAGTATTTAGTCAAGCAAAAGGAGATACCTATATGCTATACTACTTTCAACAAGAAAGCGGATTATAACTTGCTTATTTCCGCTGATCGTGGTGATAGTATTGTAATGGGAAGTGATACGAAAGCCTTTAGGAACAACGTATTTTCAACGCGTTCACTATATGACCAATGTAATTTGCCATGGAAGATGTTTGTGGCTCCGGAAGTGTTTTCCCTTTTGGGAAGAAACTACCAGAGATTCCTTATCCACTCAAATGGCTTTAACTTCGCTATCATGATGAGTGTTATTAAAAAATATGCTCATGCATTGGAAGATCTTGGAATTGTCCCAAAATTCTTTGTAGAAATACAAGATTTGGGTAGATTCGAATATTACAATGGCGTTGTTAATGCAGATTTGATTGGAAATCCACTCAGTCAAATTCAGTTTAACTATGTTAAGACTCAATCTGAATGGCTAATACGATTTGGAAAATTCACCTTTCCTTTGGGTAAAATACTCCAAACACCCAATTTGGTTGATGAGCTTGATTTGTCTTTTGATGAGGCACAGCAAGTAAATCGCTATTTCAGCTCAACTGAGTTTAAATCTCATTACGCTGTTGTTGAAACATCGCGACAGATGCTCCTTGACCAAATTGAGTATGAGTGTTTAGCCAAAGCCAAACGCGTTCAAAATATTGTTCAGAAATTCTATGACCATCCCCTTGGGAAAATAGTTTTGGTAATAATGACTATTGCCGTATCTATGGGCTTACTCTATAAATGCGTCCAATGGCTTAAACCAAAACCTGCGCCACTCAAAGAAAACAGAAGCGACGAAAGTGAAAGTGAGGACGAAGATGAAGAACCGGAAAAGAAGAGAGTTTCGAAGAAAGGCTCTCCAAAAACAAAGGCTTACGACTCGGACGATGATAAAGGAAGAAAACAAGATGCCGAAAAGAAACGTGCCACGAAGAAAGGATCTCCCAAGAACAAAGGAGACATTACAGATGATGATAAGCCGAAGAAGAAAACTTGGCAAAAACAAGACGTCATGAATCTCGTGGACATGAATGGTTATAATTCGTTCAAACCATATATTGATGCAGCATACCGTGAAGCCCGTGAAAATTTGGCACAAGTTTACTTTTCCCCTTGTACAGCAGAAGATGATGTTCTAGAAAATGAACCCACAGGACATCAGTCATGCTATGCGCTCTTTATCTGCGGTACCTTAATGGTAACCGTAGGACATATAAAGAGTCAAGGGCTCACATCCTATTACGTAGGCAGTGATAAATTTCCCGGATTCCACCGTATGCGGTTTATAATGGATTATAACTACAGAGATATGTCTGTATGGTATGTCCCAACTTTGGAGAAAACCGTTAACCATAAAGACATTTCTAAACGATTCTTATCCAGTGCTAATTTGGAAAACGACACCATATATAATGCCGTGATACAACGATTCGCTGAAAACAAAACTCTTGAATACCATACTGGAGAAATGTTAATCTGTAGGGGAATTGCCAATTTTGGCAGTTTTTCCCTTGCAGATTATGGACAGATCGCATTTGGCACAACGGATATTAAAGTTACCACTGGCGGAGATTGCGGCCTCCCATACTATTGTGTGGAAGACCTTAACCTCTTGAAGAATAAAATCTTTGGTATCCATTGTATGGGCAACAGTAGAGGCTACGATACCGTGGGTGTTCTATCCCTCATAACAACTGAGGATATAACCACATGGAAATCGAAGTACTCACTCGCTAAGAAAGGAAAGGAATTCAAGAATTCTGAAGTAACGGATTGTTGCGAAATCAAGCAGAAGTTAGGCCTTGATACCATAAAAATTTTGGCAGATGATAAACCCAAATTCCCTGGACATCTTACCACATGGCACAATGGGCATGATTCAACCCTTGAAAGTTTTCTGGATGAGTATTCTCATTTCCAATCAGTCTATACAGACTGGAGGGGAATGATAGTAAAACATTCCGGAAATCTGATGGGCTCAGTTGAACATTCCCACACCCAATTCTTCCCAAATCAGACATATGAAGGATTGTATGGGGAATGGAAAGCACATGGATGGTTAAAAACGACGACGACCGCTATCGGAATCGACAAAGCAGATGGAGAAGAAGTATTTCACAGACGCGGGATACTAAATCCAGAAGGATTGACCCGTCATATTAGGAGAAATCTTGATATGGGTAATTCCTTCCGGATTCGTATCGAAAGTTTCATTGATGCGAAGAAAAATCCAAAATTAAGAGTAGAATTGATTTATTTGGCTAATTCAATTTCCCCTCAGGCTTATGAACGACTTTCAAGTATGGAAACAATCGAATTTATTCAACAACTTGAAAGTGATGTGTCTACGCTGCAAGTCCCTTTTGGGAAACCTGTATATGCTCCTAGCGTGATAAGAGAAATAATCTCGAACGCTGAAATCACTAAAATGCGCGGAAAACAGGAGGACACACCATTTTCAAAGGTTGAGAATAATGAGACTGTTAAAGTAATTGGATGTTTTGCAACCGATAAATCACCATTACCCGGAAATCATTACAAAATTTCACCTTTCTCAAATTTATTATCTGACTCTATTCCTATTGAGAAGAAACCCGTTGTTTATGATATGGATGCGATTCCTGAAGATGAAAAACTGCTCATGATGAAAGACACGTATGGCAATCCAAACCAACGTGTAACTCAAGCAATCCAATGGGCCCATCAGGATTTTCGTTCAAACCCCGGCATGATTAAGGTCGTGTCGGGGGAGTTCATGACCAAAATCATGAACCATTATTCGAACCTATATATCATGGACGACTATGCAGTGATTGGTGGTTTACCATCAACTCACAAAGACTCCCGCAGTTTCAAAGGAATGGAATTAGATACAGCAATTGGCTTCACCATGAAACAACTTTATCACGTTCAAAAGAAAAATGACGTAATCGGAGTTAATGATAAAGGCCGATATTATTGGACCAATAATGCAGCATCTTTGTGCCTCAAACAAATGTATGAGGATGCAAAGGAAATTTCATCTCGTGGCGATCCATATTTTGTGGCTTACTTAGAGATGATGAAAATGGAAAAATTGAAACTTTCTAAAATATACACTGGCCGATCTTTCGTAGTTCAAGATATTCTAGGCGTTCTTATGGAACGACGGCATTTGGGTGCTTTTGGTATTCAAGCAATGAAGAGCGACCCAAATTGCGGTATCGGTGTTGATCCCCAAAAGGATTTTCACCGACTATACGTGCGCCTATCTAAACACCCGAATATCTGGGCTGGCGATTATAAACGCTTTGATCGCACTGAACCTGCCATTGTATTTGAAGAAATTTCAAAACTCCTCCAGCAGGCAAATCCCCACATGCGAAATGAGATTAGATCCACTTTTGAAACCATAATCCATCGGTTTCAAGTAACTGGAAATACTCTCACTCGTGTTCGTGGAGGTATGCCTTCTGGATGTTATTCCACAGCTGCATTAAATTCATTAGTTAACGAATATCTGCTATTTGCATGTTATTGTTTTCTAATGAAGAAAAGGGACTTGGAATTTTCTTGGGAGCTATATGAAAAGAATATTGAACGTATCGTTTATGGTGACGATGTTTTCGTTTCCGTTAGTGATGAATATTCACAAATTTTCACACGGACAAACGTTAGCAAAGTCATGATGAATGAATTCGGCATGTTTCTGGATTCAGCCGCAAAAGATGGCACCGTAGCCACATTTGATAACTGGCAAACAGGAACCTGGATTTCTAGAACATGGCGAAAAATCGATCAATATCCTTTTATCGTTGGAGCTCTTAAGAAGGTTTCAATCCTTGCAAACTTCCACTACGTCACTTCAACTAATCTTGACCATATTGGAGAACTCATGACCAAATCACTATATGAAGCAGCATTTTGGGAAGAGGAATTTTACTTCTTCGTCCTAAAACAAATACAACGCTGTATTGAACACACACCAGCACTTAGAAGACATGTGCAAATAGTAGACAGACTTCGCATTCAAAGAGAAACTTACGAAGCTGCACTCCCCGCGTTGTGTACAAGGAGTGATAAACAAACTTATAATAAAATATCGAATTGTGATTTATCAAATAAATTACAACCCAACATTTTAGATCGTGGAAACTGTATAGCGACACCCGAATCTAAAAGACCCGTGTATTCCAAACAACGACATACTGCCAAATATAGACGACAAGTATTACATTGTTTAGCGACCATATATCCAGAGAAATTAGACGACATGGCGAATTCATATAGAGGAAAACTTAACCTTCTTTTCCAGCAGGGAAAGATAACAAAGCCTGTATATGAGTATAAAGAAACTGCTCCCCAGTTATGGCTTTGTTTTCTTTCCGTGTTTTCACTTGTTGATGGCAAGGAAGGAGAGAATTTCAGAGGATGTGGCACAGGGCATTCTAAAGCAGAATGTTCAGAAGAAGCGGCCAAAGAAGTGTGGGATGAGTATAACAGGAAGAAGGAGAAACCCAAACGCCCAGAAAGACTCAATCTCGAACAGTTTGAACAGCAGATGAACATGACACCACAAGCGACGAACAAGGTACCTGATATGCCATTCTTAGCACCTGATGTTTCTGTAGTCCCCGATGCTGGAATATACACCAACAAAGGAGCTCCCGCTATGGCTGTGGATATCAACACAGATGCAATTGCACTTGATAACCCAGCTGGAACTGGAGCTGCTTTTGATAAAAAGTTGTCTTGTTACAACATTTATCAGGAGCACATTAATGGTGTTATAAACCCTTCGATGGCAACAGGAACAGAAGTATTCAGAATCACTCTAGACCCTTCAACCTGGCCCAGGTATATTCAGGAATATGTTCTCTTTCATGACAGCATTATCCCTGCCATTGAATCACTCGTTCAAATTGCTGGCGCAGCTGGCACTATTGGATGGCTGAAATTTGGCTGGGTTAAGGATGGCTCAAAGAGATCGTATACTTCGAATGATTTGCAACAAGTTGTATCAAAAGTTGTGAACATGAATGGAACTCAAGTGCTCCATTTTGTTCTTAATGACGTGCGAAGAATGGGTTTGTATCGTAAAACCAAGAACGACACAGAACCTTGGCCTGCAATTGTCTGCATTGTAGAACATGCAGTCACGAATGTGCAAAGAAATGATTCAGTAAATTATCCCTTCAGGATCCAAACAAAACTCGCTCCAAATTGTATTCTGATGGAACCATTTTCATCTAGTGGACCTTCACCTGGTGGAGATGATTTCGATCTTGGATCGTACTTCTATGACAATCAACTTGACATGGTTGTACTATCCACTAATGTTCCGAATCAATCTGGAGTGGTTACCAATTTGCCTGAATGTGGGTACAATACTAAACAGTTTGAACCCACCTTTACGCATAATAATTTGTTAGCCTGTACTCGTGACATGCAAGAATACACTGACGACAGATTCATGGCATTTACAACTGACAAGACTCCTTCAGCTGACTACATCACCCAACTCAGTTCAATTGGAAAACCTGCAGACATGGACAACAACATATTCCCGACCAAGATATTCTTCGGATATGGGCAAATTCCTATTGAAAGGTCTTTTAATAAATATGATTCTCAATTCAAAATTGAAGGATCCACAGTTTATAAGGCCACTTATAAAGTTCAAATAGGACCTTGCCTCTATCAGAATGCTATCTTGCATGCATTTAGTGATGGATGTGTTATTGAGCTATCTCCAAACTATACGATTCAAAATATCAAGTCTGAAGATGGCGTATTCCCTTGTATAATATACACGGAATCCGCTATCCTCAAAGGAGATCCCACCACAGAAGACGTAGCTAGTTTTTACAAGACTGTAAAGCTGGCTAGACCTCAAGCATTCGTTAATATTGCTGGATCCGGCGACACTAATGTTGTCATTTCTATGCCTATCTTTGATAACAATGAGATACCTATTGACGATGCTTTCCCCATTAAGCTCACTGATACCTCCCTCACATTCGTTTGCACCGGAAATTCAGCACCATCAACACCCCTCCCAACTGGACTAAAACAAATAGCCTTTATGCGAAGAGGAACATCAACGACCGAAGCAAATGACACTCCTGTGGTTGCCTTGGAAAAGCCCTTGATTAAGGGTGCATACCAGGCTCTCTCCAAGAAGCTCACTTCAATGGACACTAAAGCCTTTAAGGCCAATTTGACTATTGATGATGAGATCATTGGTGAGGTTGGATACGTGGATAATACTCTTATCGTTCGTACTGATGATTTCAAGCTTATTAAAGCCAACGTTGGCAATAATATTATGCTTAAAGAAATCAAAAGTATTAAGGATTTGAAGGAACTCCAGGCTTTTAACACCAAAGGAATGACATCATGGATTGCATCAGGAAGTCGCACTAAAGCTAGACGTTTCGATCTTTCTTCATTTGTATTTGAAATGGAAGCAGCAGCTTTTGGCATTGGCCAAGGGTTGTCTGGCTTTGGACAGATGATGTTTCAACAAATGCAGCAGGAACGAGAGTATAGATTTAGACGCGAAATGCAGGAGCAATTACTCGCCAATAACCGAGCAATTGCTGATGCTAACCAAGCAGGACTTACCCTTCGCCAGCAAAAGGCGTTTGATAACTCCATGGCATTGAAAGGTGCCAGCTCGACATCAGCCCAGATGGGAGGATTGGGTGGAACACCGGGACTTGGCTCACAGCCACTTTCCAGTAATTTCATCTATTCTCACACATTCACACCACAGACACGCAACCAATTGAATGACAAACCATACCGGACCGAACAAGACAAGAATGCATCCCTTGGAACGCGCATAGCAAACCTAAACGCGGACCAAGACGATGTAGAAAGCAGCCTCCCCTCAGTCGAAGAAGCCCACAAGTGGGCCGAAGGCCAACGAACAGACGAAGACCTGAAGAACGACATGATGGAAGCGACAATCACTCCTCCCAAGGAGGTCAAAACTGCTACCCTCATCGGAAGTAATTTTGCTCACCCTGGGATGATTGCGAATCCTTCCAAAGCGACCGTAATTGATCCACATGCATCCGCATAATAGATGTGTGTGGAAGGAAGATTATCATATAACTACATATATTAGCTTTCATATAATTAGTAATATAATAATAATAATTATTTTTATCCTAAA